CGCCATATTCATCCCCCTATCGGGTAGTTACCGCCAAACTCGGTTTATTCTCAATTAAAACGCCAGGTATGATATGGAGTCCAGCCCTCACTACCTTGCCGAGTTTAACCGCATCAACCATCTTGTAATCATCTGGTAAAAGTGCGAAGTCAGTGACCTCGAATACCCAATGGTCTTTTAGCCCGGCACTCCCCATATCGGTCGTAGTTCGCTGCGGGGCAACTATTGGCTTCTCAATAGGGGTTAGGTCAACAGTAATCTCGCCGCCCTTCAGTTCTGCCTCACGTTTTGCGAGGGCTAATTTCTCGGCTTCGATTGCCTCAGCCGCTTGGCGTTTGCGATTCTGCTCATTTATGAAAGCAGTCATCTTGTCACGGGTAATCTTGTCGGCCTGCTCAACTGGCGTCATCAGGATTTTGTATGCCTCGTTGACTTCTTTGACGTGTTCCTGAAAAGGCTGAAGATAATCTTTGCGCTTTGCCTCCATTGCCTTCTTAACCTTGCTGATAATTGCCAGGTCATCAGTAGCGGGTTTGAGATCGTCATTGGTAGTAATTATCCTTGCCTCTGCGAAGTCTCGGAGTTGATTAGACTCTGCTAGGAAGCGTAGTACCTCAACATCAGCTCGTGGGTCAACCTTGATTAGAGCGGTACTCTCTTGTATCATTCCTCCTCCCTCCTCAGTTCATTCAGCGCGGTAGACTCGTCAAAGCCTTTGTCCGGTAACAGGTCTTTCAGGGTCACTTCCCCCCGCATAGTCTGAATTTCTACCTTGTTTTCCATATCTCCTCCTTTTTTTATTTAATCCCTCGTTTATTGAAAAGGTAAATCCACTCAGTAAACTCCTGGTAGGTCTCCATCACGCTCTCAAAGCTCAACGCCATCTTGGTTAAGGCTAGACTCATCAAACCAAGTTCCTTATAGAGTGGGCGGTACAGGGTTTGAAAGTCTGGCCACTTATCCGGCATTGGACTCACCAGTACCCAATTCCACTGTCTTGCGCCTGTGACCTTTACCTTTGTCCGACCGGGGCTTGCGCTCTGGCTTTGGCTTACGCACTCTCGGCACCACCGGCTTGAGTAGCACGAAGTCTTTGAAGTAGGAAATTGGCTGCTCTATGGTTATATCATCCCCTGTAATCTTCCGCATCCTAGCAAGTGGTTCGGTTCCAACACTTTCAAGAATGAAAATATTGTCACCATCAAGATACCGTTCTCCCTTGAGTTTAGACCGTATGTTCGCTTTTCTGTTGCTCATTTACTCTCCTCCTCTGGTATAAAGTAATAATTCCCTGGCGGCATATCAGGTGTTAATGTGTTTGACTTTAACACGATATGGTATTGTCTCCTGATAGCTTCAAGCATCGCATCGGCACCAGACTCTAATATTAGAGCTTCTTCAAATAGTGTTTTACCAGTATCGGACAGGTCAGAGGGTTGGACAAAATGAATACCTCCTATTGATGAAATGCCTACACCATGAAGTGCCTTCAATGCAGACTCGTACCTATTCAACCATCCTTCAGGTCTAAACATTCTTGAACCCCACTTTACAGATGTGAGACTTGCCAGTCGCCTTGAACTCCTCATAAGTCGGTGCCCCGCAACTGGCACACCGACACTGAGGATGGTCGGTCAACTCCTGGAACTTACACCCATCATAGTTGAACTGGCACGATGGGCAGTGTATCAGGTCCAACTTGATAGGACATTGCTTCTCAGGCTCGTAGTCAGTTCCCCCCATCGGTTCTCGACTTCTCATTAACATCGGCTACCTCCATAAATTCGTCTATCATATCATCGGACGTTTCATCAATCGGTACTTTATATTTAGCATAAGCCAATCTTAGAGGTTCTTTGTAATCATCTTTGAGTAGACAAATCGGAGTGTTTACGATAGTCCTTTGTTCATCGTTCTTCCGCATAGTAAATTGAGTATGACAAACATTACATCGGCATTGAGCGTGAATCATTCCCCACTCTAAGCCTGCATTTTGTCCACAGGTAGGACAATTCCAGTTCTCATCCAATGGCCAATCCATCTGACCTCTCCAATAGTTCATCGGCTACCTCCATCTCGATTCATTCCATTAGTCAGGTATTCCCACTGGTCGGCATCCGGTCTGTATTCCTCTGTGTTGACCATCATATCCAGGAAGTCAAAGCACGCCTTAGCTTGTCCCCTGAATCCGAATGGACATACCTGAATCAGTCCTTTATCCTTCATATCGCGGATGATTTCATCTAGCATTTCCGTCTCCCTGTAATAAAGTGAACCGCTATTGCTCCCAAACCTAGAGCTATGAATCCAGCCACGATACTAAACCCTAGCCAGAACAGGACTGCATCGCCAATCGGTCTCATTATTCGTGTCCGTCCTTGAGAATATTCAGTATCATCTGGTGACTTAGCTTGAACATCCGCGCCAATGCCCTAGCCGGTGTTCCGGGATGCTCGGTAAGATACTTGCGAATCCGAGCGTTTCTTTCAGCTCTCTTTATCGGGTTTGTTTGTCTAATCCCACGTTTCATATACCTACTTTACACCTATAGCCACCATTTGTCAAGCCCTTCAGACTACCCAATTATTATGGGTAGTGGTACGTAAGAAAACTGGGTAGTAACTAAAAGAACCCCCTCGGTTTGTTGGTTCCGAGGGGGTATTACTTATAGATAGGGTGTAGGGAGTGCCCCAAGGGTGGGGACACAACCCAAATTATGGAACGGTGCTGGTAACACCAATCCCGGGTTGCTTATTGCGACACTCCCTACGCCTATTCCTTTTTTGGCCTCGTAGCTCAATTGGATAGAGCAATACGCACCGCAGCGTTTTGGTTGTGGGTTCGAGTCCCGCCGAGGCCAAGCTACTCAAACCTCTACATGTAATATACAATGGGTTTAGAGGTATGGACAAGGCTTTCTAGCCTCAATATATGCAATGGTGTTACCATCAATTTTGAGGATAGTTTTAGGAGGATTCAAATATGAACAAAGTAAACGAGTGGATTAAAGAGACTAATGAACTCATAGAGGGTTGGGAAGATGAACGGCAGATACTTCACGACCAATATGAACTGTTAGCCGACCAATTGATGGACTTAGAGAAACAAATAGAAGCTGGACATAGATTAGTGGGTGACTATATGCGTAAGCACGCTGTAGAATCAACCACTCCCTATTGGGGGTATATCACAGGATAAAATGAGCAATTGATTTAATAGGCCATTTGTGCTAGTATTTGGACAACTGAATAGAGAAAGCCCGCCGATGTTGGTAGCATCAAGCGGGTTTTGAAGTGGGGCTATTTATTTAAGTAACTTAGATAGTCTAGCACATATAGAGAGTGCTTGTCAACAAAAAGCCCCGATTACAGTTCGGGGCTTTTTGTTTTGGCAGGAATCGCCGCCGAGGCGGGGACTCCCATCCGAGATGGAACACTAAGGATAATACATTTACCCTAGTCCGATATGTCGTAGAACGATAGTGGCTATCGTAGCAGCTATACTCACGACTCCCAGACTAAGGTAGACTAACCATTTGCGATTGAGGTCTGCGCAGTTTTTAGTCGTCTCAATCTTTGTCTCCTGTTTGTTGAGTTTGTCGTTCTGCTTGTCAAGGTGTTGCTCTATCTTCTCGATATGTTCGAGCGTGTTTTTGGTACGTTCATCTATCGTAGCCTGGCGAGTAACCAGCAAGAGAGTTCTATCGTCAATCTTTGCCAGTAATTTTTGTTCATCTTCAGGCATCGGTTACTCCTTCGCTCTGGTTAAATCGGCAAGCGCCTTTCTGCCGGCGTCTGCGCCAACCCCTGTTAGAAAAGCACCGAGTATGTCGAGTAGTCCTACCCCATTGGTATACTTGAAGGCAACTGCCACCCCTACTCCCGCTACAATCGCTGTGATAGCACTCCCGATGAACTTCCGGGGATTGAACGCTTCACCCGAATTAAGGAATCCCAGTACCGCCAGGGTTAGTGCCCCTACTGATGCACTAACGGCTATAAATGCTACTTCCATCATTTCAACCTCTCTATCAAATCTCTGAGCTTATCGTAGTTGTCTACCCAGAGTTTCTGGAACTCCAAATCACCCTTAGCCTTTATATCCGGAGCCAGCTTCTCAGGGTGGTCAATCCAGTATTGGTGGTTGTATCTGGCTTCTGCTATAATTGCCAGTCCCTCTTTAATAGTTATTTCCTTGCTGGGGGTGACTTTCTTTTTGAACAGGTTAAGGCACATCGGCTTTCTCCTCTTTCAATAGTTCTGTGAATACCTTGGCCCGCTCATCGGCCCTGATTAAGGCGTTCATTATCTGCTGTTGCTGGGCGTTCAGTTGGTCGAGGACTTTCTTCAATTCTTCTACTTGCTTGGTTGCCTTGTCCAGTTCTTCTTGATAGGTCATTGCGTCTCCCCTTTCTTAATACCTGACTTTTGCCAAATCAAGGTTGCTACTATCATTATGCTCAATAGGTATGTTACCCAAATAAAGACTACCTCGCAGGTAAATCCATAAGGAAATGTAGTCCCGCCTAGCGGTAAACTTCCATATAGATTCTGATACACAACGATATAACGGGTCAGTTCTGCCACTGGGTAGAGTGTTAAAAGAATAAACCCGATAATCACCATCAAGGTTCGCTTCATCTTGTCTCTAATACTTCTACCTTTTCAGTCAGTTCTCTAACCGCTTGAACCAGTATCCCGATTGTCCTAATGAACTCTATCTCCCTTTCTCCTGTTTGTATTGCTTTGCCATCCTTATCTATAATTACCTTGTCCATTTTCATCTCATCTGGGAAGTCATCATCTTTGAAATGGTGTCTTTTGCCATATCTGTCATCTGTCATAAGTGTAGGTGCTTTTATTTTCTTTATGACCTCAATGGCTGCATTAGATGTGGGGACTGGGCAAGCTGGCAGGTTATCAAAATAACCATTTAAGAATTTTAGGTTGGAAGCGCCTAGACTAATTTCGGAGTCTATATCAGGAAGAACATATCTGCTACCAGCGGCATCACCGAGGTCAGGGTAGAGGTATATGTGCTTAGTCGTAGGAGCGACTATCTGAAAATGTCCGCTTGCATTTCCTATATAGATACCTGCGCCAAAATATGTCTTGCCACTACCAGGTACTAAGTAGATGTCAGCAGAAATTGCTGTTAGCAATATATCAATACCGGTGAGCGTGTAAAGTTCTACCTCTGTAGCATTGCCGCGCAAGTAACCTCTAACAGTGGTAGGAGCCGCCACATCAGTCATATTGACATAGGGAGTAGAGAGCTGGCTATCCCCACTAATGTAGATACCATTCACATTTAGCTTAACCGCTCCCGCCCCCGCATAGATAGCCCCGTCTGTCCCCACGTAGCACTGGACACCTGTAAGACTGTCGATATCGCCACCGGCAAGCCATGTATTATAAGCCGTTATGCTAGCGAATGTCCTGAGAGCTACGTGTGCGCCATAGAGAGAAGCTCCATAAGTAGCATCAAGCACTACACCTGTCGCTTTATACCATTCCCCGGTCTTAGTCGCATTAGCCAATTCAGGTGGCGCAACTACCCATTGTCCGGCAGCAATAGTGGTGGCTCCAACGGCTTCGGCTCTATAAAGCTTATTCCCATCGTCACTGTCAAACCATAAATCACCAATAGCTAGAGAGGTCGGAATTGAAGTCTGCCTGAAGATGTTAGCCTTGAGAACCGGGTTGTAGCCTGTAGAGAATGTGGTATCAGATGAAAGATAAATCTTGCCGGCGCTTATTTGAGTAGCCAGAACTCTTTGATAACTCAATCCATCAGCTATGTCATCCAGGTTTTCGGGTGTGGATTCCTCAATCCAGGTCATTTCTTTCTTCTGGGATTCCAGATAGGAAATGATGCTGTCGTACATTGCCAAGATTTGGTCGCTGGAAAGGCTGCCTATACTTCCCCCCAGCCCTGAATCCAGCATATTCGCCATTATCGAGGAGAGAGAAGTCTTGCCGAAGGCTATCATCATCACCCAGGTTAGCGGCTTTTTCTGGTGTACCTCGACAATCCTTTCGATGTATTGGATGTTCCCGGTATTAGTGTCGTTCTCACGAGAGTCTGTTGCCTTTACATAGTCCCATAGCTCCTGCCCGCAGTTCATAGGAACTACAGCAAAGCCCTTCTCGGCGTCAAGTTCGGTACTCTCTATAATCGCCCCGGCAATAGCCGTTCCCTGAGCGTTAGACACTATCCGTCTTTCGGTCGTGTGAGTCTTGGGGTCTAACGCAAAGCTCGTGGCGCTCGTGGCATTACCCGTGTAAGCCGGTGATATACCAGTAGGAGTCTTGACAATCTCTTTGTTCGGATTGACGAACCGGCTTCTCAGAGTCTTGTTCCAGAAGTTATGATCGCCGGAGACGTTGAACTTATACTCGTAACCGTATGTTGTGCCTGAAATGGTCGGTACGAAGATATGAAGTTTTCCGTCATTGCCCGGCCGCATCTTGCATCCGGTGTAAGACAGAAGTTCTTCTAGCTTCGCAAGCCTCGTTTCGTTCATCTTGATAGAGAAGAAGTCGGCAGGAATAAATACATCTATCAGAGAGTCCTCGCTGTCATAGACGACCGTTATCGCCGTGTAGCCGTTATAAGCGCTTGAAAGACCCGTAGAAGCCGCACACACCGCGCTAATCAGTGTCTTGACTGTATTCGTATCACCCGCAAGCTGGGTATATTCCGCTATTGCCTTATCTTCCCCGAGCTGGTCCAGAATACCAATCGGCTGGAGTATCATATTCAAGATACCCTGCCCTGAATGTAACTCCTGACCTCTTACTCTTAAAGGAGCGCACCTTGAATACTCGTCCCCTGAATTGCCGTCCATCTCCCAGGTTACCGTGTTGTCGGCTACTGTTGTGCCGAGGGTGGTCGGCCAGGTGGGAGCGACATGCCCTTGCAGACTGATGGCATCATCTGCTAATACATCATAAGTATAAGTTCCATCGGTGGCATCTCCGCTGTAATAATAACAGCCACTTCCACCAGTGGCGCTACGTTCTATGCTACCCGGACCATTGTAGTAAATACCGATATAGTCACCTGCTTGCCCTGCCAGTGACACCGATACAGTTTGTTTTGAGCCGGCAGTAACCGCTCCGATAGATTGGAACGCCCTACAAGTGAAATCAGTACCGCCAGCACTATAGAAAATCCCTACCTTACAATCTGACGGCAAATTAACATTCGCCCAAATATCAACACTTGTAACTGTGCCTGCTCCGCCAAGCGGATTGGCAAGGTCAATGATAGTTATGACACCGCCAATGTTCGTGGCTCTGTCTGTTGCAGATGAGCCGATAGGCACTTGACTCGTTCCCGCCACCCGGCACTTATACTGATACCCGTTAGGCGTAGTCGGGATTACCACGTCTTCCAGAGAGTAAGCCGTGCCAGCCGCCCACGTAGCAGGTGTTATCCCCGTATGATAACCATAAGAGATTTCAGCCTTATAGTGTTCGAAGTTGAGAGCCGTCAAGGCGCCATCGTAATTACCGAGCTTTAACTCTACCTTATCTCCTGAAGGCGTCTCACGATGGGATGACTTTAATATCTCCCCCAGCTTGTAGCCTCTGGTCGTCTGGCTAGTTCTGGACAAGACTACCTTCAATAGAGGTGACGCTGAAATATTCTTTTGGGCTGCCAGTAAAGTCGCCGATAGTGTTCTGATTTTAATACCCCCTTACTTCACATCCGGATATCTTATCGCGAAATTAGGATTAACGTGCGCTCTTAGTCTCGACATTACTTTTTGTTCCCAGGCTAACCCGTCCTGGAGATACTTAGTGTCGATATACCCGCCGGTCATGTTGATTGATTCCCGCCTGTCTCGTGATAAGTTTCTCAAAAGGTGAGCTGCCACCAGTTCGACCAGGATGTTCTCCTGCCAATTATTCAGGGTGTTAGTGACAGTCCCGCTCACAGTATGCGGAGCCGAGTACCAGATATAAGCCGTGTCGGCACTTGAAACGGAGGGTAAATAGTCATCCAGTATCACGCTTCCGCCTCTCACCGAGAAGTTGACATACCTTTTGGGGTGTTCGTCAATCGGGAATTCCACCTCTTCAATTTCCAGTGCATCCAGAGATGATATGCTCAATTCCCTGGCAGTCCCGGCAAACGTGACCGTGGACTTGGCCAGTTGAGGAGTGTATTCGGATATGAGTCTTATATCCTGTGCTATCTGAGCAGCGATTGTCGCTGTGCCCCAGATAGCGGTCGCCGCATCATTGAGAACAGTTGATACCATACTGATAATTTGTGCTTCAGTGTAAGCCATAGCTCACCTCACTTATTTCTTGGTTCGAATCCGTGGTCTATCGCATTTAGAAGTTTAAGAGCCTTCTCCGCGGCTTCCGGTGATTTGCATTTCTGTTTCGTTACCCACCGCCCGCCTTTAAGATGCTGGACTGTTCTACCCCTTAATCTATAAGGCACATTATTCTCCTTAAGGAATATTATTTTCTGCCATTTCGTCACATTTAGGGCAGACCCATTTGTTAAAAGACGGGTGTATTTTCAGATTCTCTCCCGAGCTGCACAAAAAGCACTCCTTCCAGTAGTAAGGCTTCTGGTCGGGAAAGTCCCACCTGAGCCTCACAGCTTCCCTTAGAACTGCCAGAAACCACAATTTATAAGGCCGGTCGGTAACGAAATGAATAATAAAAAACTTTGCCAGACCGTTTAGAGCCGGCGCCCTGTCTGGCAGGTCGAAATGCGAAAAGAACCAGTCTTTAAGATAAAGAATGTTTCTGGTATTGCGGTCGCCCATCGTATTATTGACCATTAGCTCAGGAGTCTTGCGGTCATAAATCTCAAGCATAATACGGAAGGGATTCTTGAGCTTGAACCAAACATTGTGGTCAATCTGAGAACCCTCTGCTGGTGAACCTGCTACTCTTTTCATCTGAAACTGAACCCCCTGAAAGTTCTTAATTCCTCGATTGTCAGGGCGTGAGTCCTGGCGTAAACATCTCCGTAGCAGTAGTCGGCATAATCCACCTTCTCAAGATGTCCGTTCTTCTTCGCTTCTTCGGTAGCTGGCGTGTTCGGGAAGGGGCACCAATAGCTCCATCCATACCAGGAGGGCTTTATCTCGTGGATTAAAGCGTCCGTATCGCCCAAAGTTTTGAGTGATTCACCAGGCAGCCCGATTATGAAACTGCATTGAGCCTTGATTCCGGCATCCTTTGTCATCTGGAGGGCCCGCTTGATTTCCTCGACCGTTATTCCCTTTTTCATCTGGTCGAGCATATATTGAGAGCCTGATTCTATGCCGTAAAAGATATTCCAGACCCCAGCTTCTCTGGCTAAGTCAAGGAACTCTTTTGTTAGCAGCTTCTCATTCACCCGGCAGGCTAACTTGAAAAGCATCTCTTTATTAAGACCTCTGTTTATCAGCCCGTTAAAGATTTCAAAAGCCCACCTGTGATTGAGGTTAAAGGTGTCGTCCTGGAAGAAAATCTCGTTAATGCCGTATTCTCCGTGCAGGTATTGGATTTCATATATGACATCTATCGGGTCACGATATCGGACTGTCTTCCCCCAGAATACAGGCGTGTTGCAGAAGCTACAGTCGAAGGGACAGCCCCTCGATGCCATAATCGCCATAGAAGGTACTGCTCCCACCGGTTCCACGCCCCCAAAGCGATGAAGGTTCACTAAGGAGTAGTCCGGAAAAGGAATGTCTCTTATTGTTTCGATTCTCGGTTTTTCGCCGATGAACTCCAGCCACTTGTTTTCGCCTTCGCCGATGACTATTTCGTCCACATTGCCATCTACCTTCTTGTCCCAGGCTACGGCGTGAGGACCGCCGATGATAACCTTTGCCCCCCTGTTCTTGGCAGTCCGGGCTATACTCCTGGCTAATTTAACCTGAAAGGTGTTGACTGTAATCCCGACTATTTCAGGATTCCACTTCCAGTCCGGCTCTTTTAAGTCCTGATGAACTATCTTGACCTCATGGCCCGCGTGCTTTGCCAGAGTGCCGAGAATAAGTAGAGCCCGCGATGGCGTCTCCGGTAACCGTCTGCCTGAATTAAATTGGGGTTGAACCAGCATTATCCTCATATTTACTCTCCTTTTTGACAGAGCACAAACAACTGTGTGCTCAGATAATAGCGCTCAGGGTAGTCTCTGGTTATTCTTTCCATCTGTTTGAACTCTTCCAGCGCTAACTCAAAGCCCTGGGATGAATAAGCCATAAGCCCCTGAAAGATATAAGGCAGATTGCCCCTTTTCTCGATAATCGTGTAGCCTTGCTCAATAAGGGCGTTCAAGAAGGTGATGGGTGTGAATAGCCGGACGTGAAACACGCCATCCAGATTCAGCGTGTAGGCATTTGGGGTTGTTATCAGAAGATACCCGCCCTTTTTAAGGACTCGCTTCAATTCGTCAAATACCTTCTGGTCATCGGGGACGTGCTCGATGACCTCACGGCAGATAACGATTTCGAAGTTCTTATCATTGAATGGCAGGTTAGCGGCGTCTGCCTCCATCACGCCATCGCTGGCGACTATATCTGTTCTGATAAGTTCGCCGGCGCCGATTGTTTTAAGGAATTCTCCTTCTGCCCAGTGCCCGCCGCCGACCGACAGCACCTTCTTGTCCTTAGCTAAATCCCCCAGCATTTCGAGGCAGATTTCATTCCTGTTGCGGTTGTACCATACGTCTGCCTGATAGTCCTTGCGCTCGGTATCATTCCAGACATACTCAGCCAGCCGTGCGTGCTCCCGGTACATCCCCGCATAATTACCTGTCTTCTTGAACCTTTCCCCGATTAGTCTCTCTACTTCGGTAGTATTCATTTCTCTCCTTTACCACATCACCAAATTAGCACGCCGTCTCCTGTCGCTACAACTGCGTATGGTATTTTGTTTCTGTCCACTATCCGGTGTTCCGGGTCCATTTTGAAAGCCTGAGTTTGCGGAGTGCTGAAAAGACAAACTCCATGTTTGCCTACTCGCTTAGCTTCCGCCAGTGCCTTCTCTGGATTCTCAATGTGTTCAAGGATTTCGCTCATCCAGACAAACCCGAATTCACCATCAGAAAACATCGAGAGGTCGCAGGCATCGGCTTTAATCAAGCGTCTGCCGTCTTCACTCTCATCGTCTTTGAAGCGATTATCTACCCCTGTATAGTCTCCCAAGTCTTTCAGGACTGAATAATAGGGCGTCTTCAGCCCGCAACCTATATCAAGCACCTTCCGGGGTAAGCAGGATTGCGGTATGAAAGCCCGGCGCCATTGCTGGATGCCTTCCAGATTCTTTGGTTGCTTGATTCTCTTTTCGATGTCTTCCAGCACCGGCGGCCAGTAGTCTTTGTAGATAATCTTGTCGTCATATTCCAGCGCTCGTGACCTGGCTAACTTCTGGTGATTGATTATTGAGCCGTCTTTCTTGGCCTGATAGGCTTGCTCCAACCTTTCGACCACTTCTTCCCAAGTGCAGTCGAATTGCCACGAGCCTTGAGGGGTAAACCAGGGCTTGAGGTCTTTAATCAGCCACCCTCCGGCATTCTCCATTATCTCGGTCTGAGCGGTACAGGCGGTTGTTATCACCGGCACGCCGCAAGCCATACTCTCAATGAGAGGAACACCGAAGCCCTCACCCTTCGATGGCAGAAGGAACACATCCAGACTGTTATACATCCTCGCCATCGTCTCGGTCGGGATTCCGACAACCATATCGGCTTGAGACGGAAACTTGGTAATGTCGTCTATCTTGTATTCGTTTCTCAGCCGGACTAAATCAACCTCGCCCCTTTCATCCATTGGGTTTGTGTGCATATAGTAGATGATTTCGCCGGGGTGCATCCGGTCGAACTCTTTAATTGCTTTCAGGGATACCCGCCAGTTCTTGCGGTCTCCTATATGATTAGTCCCGATAGTGCCGATAACAAACTTATCTTCCCAGTTGTATTTCACCCTTGCCTGATGCCGCCAGTCTAAATTAGGTACGAACATCTCACAGTCAACCGTATGCGGGATATAATAGGCATCTATGTCATTGGCGGCTAACTGCTTCTGACCGAACTTGGACATGGCAATCGGTTTGACAAGACCGAGAGCGTTCTTTAATGTCTTGATTACTTCCGGCGGGGCCGGGTCGTGGTCTACAGGCATCCAGGGAACCCAGTTCAGTTCACGATTCAGCGATGCCAGCGGCCAGACATCAACCAGTGATATAAATATATCAGCCTTGAAATCCTTGTAGAACATCGGCGAGTGTTTAATGCCGTAGTCCTGAGGATTGTTCGGATATATAGGTATACCATTCCAGTCAACTCTTGAACCCTGAAGTCCGTAGAAAGCCAGTATTGCTACATCATGCCCCATTTCCTTCAGGTGAAGGGTGGCACAGGCTGTTTGTTGGCCGTAACCAGTGGCGCAGAAGGGACTATTGGAAGACCATAGTATTCTCATCTTTTTTAGCTCCTCTTGACCTTATTTTCTCTCCTTAATATGGAAGCGGGGTGAGAAGTAAGGAGAGTAACTTCCCACCCCGCCCCTGGTCAAGCTTGGGGCGCTACTCCCAAGCACTTTCTAGCGGGCATCGACCAGACGGGCAGCCAGGTCTTTGTCCAGCACCTTGAAGCCACACAGGAAGTCAACTGACACCTGGTTCTTCTTGTATTGCTGGTTATAACCATAGACTACCCGGCAGGCAAGCCCGTTATGGGATACCACCGCCGCTTTAGCTCCACCAATCGGAGGCGCAAGAGGCGCCGATACCAGCGCAAAGGCGTTCTTGTGGAAACCGAGATTCGCCTTGTGGTCGCCCTGGAAAGTTACCGCCGAGCCGCTTGCGTAGGCGTTGGTCATCGCAGGGCTGAATGACGCCAGACAGGTGCCGGATGAAAGGGTCGTACAGGTGGTGATAACGTGCCACTCATCGTAGCCGGTTATCTTGAAGATGTCGCCGATATTGATAACCTCGGAAGTGCCGCCCAGGTCTACTCTTAACTGAGTGCCAGCCGCAGTGCCGGCAGCCGTCAGAGTACCGGTGAGGACGGTAACAGCAGTATTGTCAATAGCGGTGGTGATTCTCGCCACGTTCTGGTCCATGTAGGTGTCGAAGCTCAGCACCCGCCCCAGTTCCGCTTCCTTTAATGCTCTCGAACCGTCCCCGCGCTTGTCAGCGTTCAGGAATGCGTCCAGAGAGATATAGGCAGCTTCGGTTACGGGATGAAGGACCAGTCTGCGCTGAGACATCGGGGCTTTCATCACATCCATCACAGCCGCCAGACCTGCTATGTCTGAAACAGCCGGGGTAGATGATACCGGGTAGTGAGCAGCAATGGCCGTAGACGCCAGTGAGAAGATGGTTGCATCCA